TGATAAAGATGGAAAGATATACACTTTTATTTTAGAAGACATGTTGAAATATTGTGATGCGAAACCATTTGTTGTAATAGATTATGCAAACTCCGAAATAGGAACAATTCAAAATGTAAAAGAAATTATCAAGCTGACTCATAGTTATGACGGAATTGTATATCTGGATTGCACAGGAAGTATATCTTCTATTCCGATAGATGTAAAAGAATTAGATGTAGATATGATTGGATTTTCCGGTCATAAGATTCATGCTTTAAAAGGTTGTGGGGTTTTATATAAAAAGAAAAATTTAAAACTATCACCACTTATTTATGGTGAACAAGAATCTGGATTGTTTGGTGGAACAGAAAATTTTCTAGGAATAGCTACAATTGGTAAAGCTATAGAGAATTATGATTACAAACATATATCATCTAAGAATAGAGATTATGTTTGGAATTATATTAAAGACAATGTTCAAGATGTTTATATTGTTGGTTCTGAAAAAGACAGACTTAAACACAATCTTTTCATATGTATAAAAGGAATTGATGGAGAACAGTTAATGACAATGCTTGATGTAAAAGGCATTCAAGTTTCTATAGGTTCAGCTTGTAATTCTGGAAATAAAGAACCATCAAATACATTAAAAGAAATACATTTAAATAACGAAGATTTGAATAGTTGTATTCGTATGACATTTTCTGGATCAGAGACAATAGATGAATTGAATTATGTTTGTGATGAATTTAAAAAGTGCGTAGATACATTAAGAAAATTCACATAAAATAGGTTGCTCAAGATAATGAGTGTAAAAGTAGGTGACATACCTGTGAGCAAGTATTACCAAAAAGAACGCAATAGTCAGGAAGGTCTGCTACTCTCCTATTAGAAATGGAGAAAATCATGAAGAAATTAAATTGGAAAGTTAGATTTAACAAAGAGAATATTTTATTTATCTCCCAGGTAATTATTTCTGTAGTAGTTCCAATCCTTACATATTTTGGACTACAGGCAAGTGATTTAACAACTTGGGCGAAAGTTGGAGATACTTTTGTTCAGGCAGTTAGCAATCCATATGTTGTTGTTATGGCTCTTGTATCATTGTTTAATGCAATCACAGATCCAACGACAAAAGGCATTGGAGATTCTGAAAAAGCATTAACGTATACTAGCCCTAAGAAGTAAAGAAAGGACTGGTGCTTATGAATGGATGCAATCAGACCAATTATGGAAATTGATTATGTAAAGTTAATTACACAGTTATGTTTGATTATTATTGGGCTTAATTATTTTATACCTATTTGCAAGAACTTATTTTGTAAAGTTCTTGGGATTGAGACAAAATTTCAGCGTGAAAAAAGAGAACAAAAGATTTTATTGCAGGAAACCATAGATAAAGTAACAGAATTAAGTGACAGGTTTAATGATGCATCAAATAATACAGATCATTTGTTTGAAGAAAAACTTGTTAAATTTTATACCCCATATAGAGAACAATCTATGGATATTCAGAAAGATTTGAAAGATTCAATTGAACTTTTGACAAAGGCTGATATCACAAGGTCTGAACAAATAGAATCTGTAATGGTAGGAATAAAAGAATTACTTGGAGATACTATTGATCAGAAATATGAAAAATATATTCGGTTAGGTGGAATACCATCTGACGATGTTGATGAGTTTAATTCTGTTTTTTCCGCATACGAAAAAGTTAATGGAAACCATAACAGAAAGAAGAAATATGACTATGTTATGGATAATTTACCAATTATACCTGTGACAACTTTATATAATACTGATAAAAATTAAATAAATGAAAGGGCAGTTTCATGCTGTCCTATAGAATGTACTCGCCTTTACCACATAGAAGTGTACAAAAATTTTCTATCAAAGATATAATGTCGGTTGGCGAGTACATTATAAAGAAATAAGTACCCAATATACTTGGATACTTATCTCTTAACTCTCTCTCGTGCAAATAGCCAATTCGCACTATGAAGCCATATATTGTAATATTTTTACTACTCTTATACCATAACACTTTACCAAGTGAAAATCAATATAAATTATAAAAAATCAATTGTACTTCTACACCAATCATAAGATTTTATTTTTATCGGAGAAAAGTGGCTAATTTTTCTGTGTTTGAATTCTTATCATTTGTACAATTTATATTGATTTTAGATTGAATACTTCAATCTTATTTCTTGAAAACGATGATTACATCTAGAATAGTCTGTGCTACTCCTAGAAGAATCATACTGATGTAGTAAAAATTCTGCATGATATGACTCCTTTCCTTATGTGCCGAAAAGTTTCATATGTGTGGAGACATATGCAAATTAAAATTATAACTTACGGTACAATCAATGTCAAGTATTTTTACCATACAAGGTTCAGTCGTATGGTAAGAGTATTTGTGGAGAGTAGTAAAAGACTGAACTGCTACTCTCCTACTCTTAAATATTTTTAGGAGTGATTTGTTATAGCTGTTAATGAGGGAAAAAGATTTGAACAGAATTGGAAAAGTTCTGTGGAAGAATTAGATAATTTATGGATTTATAGATTAAAAGATAATGCTGCAAGTTTTGGTGGTGGATCAAATACAAGATTTGCAAGCCATAATATGTGTGACTTTATTATGTTTGAAGACAATTCAAGAACGTTATATGCAATTGAATTAAAATCAACAAAATCAACTTCTGTATCTCTATCAATGATTCGTGATAACCAAATAGAAGAATTAACAAAAGCAAGTAAACATAATCTTGTTGCAGGATTTCTAATTAATTTTAGAAACACATCAAATGATACATATTTTATAGAAATTTGTGATTTTAATAAAATGATTTCTGAAGTAAATAAGAAGTCGTTCAATAAAAA